GGCATCGCATCGCGGTAGTAAGTGTCCTTAACAAGGTCTCTAGATATAACAAACAGCAACCCCGCCATCACCTTCGTGACTTCGGGGAAGTGCTTGAACGTGGCTAGTGCCATAAGTTCCAGCTGACCTTTGTCTGCATACTTGGCTGATTTACTGGTCTTGTAGTCCACCACCCTAGCAGTATCGCCATCCATGATAACCAGATCAGCAATCCCGCGCCACCAAACTTTCTTGTCGTAGAAGTCACAAGGCTCTAGATCTTCGGTAAGCCCCATCTTTATTTCACATAACTTGTCACCACGCTTTGCCTTGAGGCTGTCCAGCGTGTCCTGCGCAAACTTAAAGTTGTCGGGCAGAGGTGTCCCATCTCGCACGTATTCTTCTGCGGCAAGATGGAACGCCGTGCCATACGACATGGCATCGGTCTCAGGCTCGGTATAATCCTTGGCGATCTTGAGGTGGTAGAATTTTTTGGGGCATTGTTCAAACGCCTTAATTCTACTGAACGACCACGGTTTTATACTCACCCTTCAACCTCTTCCAACTGCTCCTGTATGATAGAAGCGGCTGAGTTCCAACCACTACGATATCCTTGTTCAAACAAATTTTTTGGCACTACACCATACTTTTCGTTCATGTCTTGTATTTTTACTAAATCATCAGGGGCTATTTCTCCTACATGATTTAACAATTTGATCCACTCATCGTTTATATCTTTATTAACGTCATCAATCATTCACAGTCTCCATAAGATTTGCCAGTACCAGACTCGCAGTTAATAGGCAGACCTTCTGCCCAATCGGGTATCCAACGCATACAGTCTTCAATGTACGCCTGTGCCTCATCGACTTCTTCATCGGGAACACAAGCTACAACAGAGTCATGCACAGTTAGCACTACGCGATGTTTCTTAGCTATTTTTAGCATTTGTTCACCAATGATGCAACGCGCTATGGCTTGGCATACGTTCTCTATGACCTTGCCGCCATAGATACGATTACGCCCTCTGCGTGTCTTGTAGTGAAACTCCACGCCTTTTTCGGTGGTATCGAACTTGAGATCGTCATAGCGCAACAACAGCCCAGACGGTAGGCGTATGGCTGTCTCCTCTGGCACTAACTCCAGAACCGAACCGCAACCTAATGATATCTTGCGCGATGAGTGTAGCTCAACGAGGGCTTGTTGTGCGTCACGCCATAACTTGTTTATCTTCCAGTTGGCCTCGCGGTAGATGTTGATGACCCGCCGTGCTTCATCCAGTTCCATATCGAACCCAAAGTTCTTGAGTTGCGCTTGGAACTTGATTGCACCCATGCCGTAACCAGCACCAAGAATGGTGGTCTTGCCAACAAACCGTTGATCTTTGGTCACATCAGACTCCTGCACACCATAGATACGTGATGCCATCTTTACATACACATCCTCACCAGCCCTGAACGCGTGCGTGAGATCGTCCTGCTCTGCAAGCCATGCCAGCACTCGCGCTTCGATCTGTGCCGAGTCTGCGTCTACCAGCGTGTACCCGGAAGGTGCAATGATACTACGCTTTAACTTCTTACCATTTATACCACGGCTGGGCAGGTTCTGCAGGTTGATCTTGTCATCACCGCCCCACCTACCAGTATGCGCGGCGTAATACCTGACAGGCACAGGCAACGTGCCTCGCTTGGCTATGTCGATAAAGCGTTGTGTCCGCGTCTCTTCCAACGTGGACTTCGTGCCTAGCCGTGCCGCTACCAACGCTTGCACCTGTGGGTCATCGTGATCTGCCAATGCCTTGAACGCTTCGTCCGACTTGGCAAACGCGAATGTTTCTTTTTCGGTTGTAGGGCTGATCTTCGTGGGTGGCTTAACGCCAAGCGACTTGAGCAGTTCCGCAAACTTGGGGTTACTCATCAAATCTTCTTTGACCACTCCGGCGCTCTCCAACAACTCATCCTTACGGTCACGAGTTTCTGTGAGATGCTGTTCCAGAAGGCCCAGATCTAAGTCTAACACTGGCTGTATAAACATACGCAGTGTCAGGTCTATGAGTTTGAGTTCTTTGCGCGGGAAGTTCTTCGCCATGATGGTGAACAGTTTGTGAGTAAGGTCAACATCATTGACGCAATAGTCACCGTACCGCGCTAGTTCAGCTTCCGTAAAGTCCTCGCGCCTCTTGCCGAGTGCCTGTACGACCTCTGTTCCCTTAACACCAACGCCATACTTTTCACTGACCGCCCTGAGACTTGCGCTAGTTTCAACCCCATGTATAGCGCGGGCAATGCACATAGTATCGGCATACACGCGAGGGCAAATATTATACCGCCAATTAAGAATAGCACCATCAAACATGGTGTTATGACAAAGTAACATAGTATCCGACCAATCGAATGATTGCAGATACTCCTTAATCTGTTCATGTGTACCACTAGCCCACTCCGTATCTCCACTGTTCACCTTTATGCCCACGCCGATCACCTCAAAACGAGGATCACGGACGTAGGCTTCGGTGGTTAGTTTAGACAGGGAAAACTCCCTGTCGTAGTAGGTTTCAAAGTCGAGGGTGATTAAGTCCATCACTCATCTGACTCCCCATGCACAAGTTCTGCCGCCAACGCCATGTAACCAGAGGCATCGCGGAAGTTCTCTATACTTGGGTTCTGGTGTGATCTGGCAATCTTCAAGAGTGCCAACATAACGGGTACTTGTTCGGGCTGTATGTCATAACCTGTATAGCCATACCAGAGTTGAGCAGTCAGGTAGGCGTTAGACCAAAACTCTCCATGCTCCTTTTCTCTGTCGCCAGTCACCAAGTCCTCGGCTTCTCGCAGTACCTTCGTGCGTACCCTTTCTTCGGCTGGCTGGTTCTCCAACGCGTAAGTGTGATACTCGTTACCTGAGTAATCTTTGAAAGTCTCGGTGACTACAGGTTTTACGTTAAGTGCTTCCTTCTCAAACACTTCTCTTGCTGTACCGCTTTGTGAGCGAATGTTGTAGACGTATTTAACGCTACACCCACAGGCTTTTGCTACGTTCTTCGGGTTTGCCAGCGGGTGATCCGCAAGATACTTAGCTACCTTCTCGTACTTTGTCTTTTTTGTTCGTGCCATGATGTTCTCCCATAGGCCATAGTGGTAATTCCAACTGGTTCGGGTCTTTGTGTTTTTGTATACCCGCACCAGACATTGTTAAGTTGCACGCCCTGCACACGACAGTCTCCGTGCTGTAGTCTATGTTAGTTCTGCATCGGGGGCATTGACCCAAGTCAATACGTGCTTGGAAAGTGCCATCCCCCACATCAATCATCTTTCGTCTCCTGTTTCAACGATACCGACAGTGCCAAATGAAAATGTTGCACTGCGGCTTTCAACTGGTTCAAATCAAACTCTACCTGTGCAATCTTACCGTTAAGGTTCTTGATCTGATTGACAGCGTACTTCTGATCGTCTTTCAACTCGTCGAACAGATACTCGTTACCATCTACCTGTAACTTGTTATTCGACATCACTCTATCTTCACTCATCTTCTTCCTCCTCGTAGGTGTGAACGATTGGCATTTGCCACTTAGGTTTCAGTTTCCCATTCTTTTTAAGATACACTTGCTTCTGCATATATCCTCGCATACCTGTGCCGTGATGTGTCATGTGCTTCCCGCAGTCCGCACAGACAAAGTCGGTCTGTCCATATTGTGCAAGCATCACTTCGCCAACATCTTTTGGTGGGCTTCCACAATGCACACAGACATCGCCGTGCCACGTCAGCGTCCCTGTGTCAGGGTTTTGTGATATCAAATTAGTGTTCATTGCATCGTGAGGTGATGCGAGCCAGTGGTGTTTTTCCTCAATGCCGTTGTCTATCCCATTGAAGAACATCCACCCACCACCATCAGCAATAGACGGACGGTCTCGCGTACCTAACTTCGCCTGATTTGCGGACATCTGCCCCATGCGATGTGGTGGTATGAGCGCGTGGTCTACTTTCTCACCATTTGTGCGCACACCATACTCACGATCCGAGTGGCGTAGTGCTACCAACTCGTTTTCCTTGTCCTTCTTGCGGCGAGCCTCACGCGCAGACTTTTCCAACTCACGTAACGTGATCGGCGGCTTGGTATATGGAGCGCGTTCCTCCGATGCAATGACAAGGAGTTCAGTTAGTACCTTTGCCTGTTGAACGGTATATCTTTCTTCGGAAATACCATACTCTGCCAGAACTTCTTTACGCCGTTTTGATATCGCCATCATCATCTCCGTGTAGTGGGGGGAAACGCACCAACAACAGCACGCTTCCCCCTGCAAGATCACCACCCCCTTGAAAGGTAAACTTAGGGCGGCTCTTACTGCAGTGGTTAATTACGGCACTCACTGCTTACCGTCCAAACGGTATCTGGTTGAGGCTCTGTGCTACCTCACCGATATTGTCCTCGTTCACTACCAGAGCGAGGCCACCCTGTTTGGATATATTATCCAAGGCTAACTGCTGTAATGGTGTGGGCTTATTGCGGCCAGCCTTACACTCAATGCCAAAGAAAGTTCCCTGATAACATCCTACTATGTCTGGCACACCACTGCTGCCGTAGCCACCTGTCACTGGATAGAAGTAGTACGCACCCAAGTCCTTGAGGACTGCCACCACCTTCTTCTTTACTTTCGCTTCGGGCGTCATCGCCATCACACTACCTCTGAGTTACCTTTACACCGCTAATGTTTTTTTCAACGTTTACAAGCATCTTTTGTATGTCTCCAAACTTACTTACCAACCGCATCATTACCGACTGCCTAGCTCCATACACAAACTTATAAGAGAATTGGTTCATATCTTCATCATAACCTCGCACCTCTAAATACTTTTTGCCCCCTACATCGTGGAACAATAATGATATACCGCTTTCTACAAGTTCTGAACCTTGCAAACTCAACTTCTTATCTTTTGCTTCCATCTGTTCTTCGGTGCATACGTTTGTCTGCGCCGTGGTCTTAAAGCGATTTAAGATTATTTTCGCCATTCCTGTGTCCCAAGGATTTATTCCAACCATCTTGTCCTCCGTAAAAACTGGTATCAACGAGAGGCAG